GGTAATCAACCAGCAAACCGTATCGTCCGACCATCAAAGTCTCGCCAGCAGCATCCTTGATCATCTGTTCTATTGACAAGCCGTCGCCATTAGCATCATCCAGCATATATTCAATATTCGTGTCCAGTTCGATTGTGCTGGGCCGCCTAAACACCATGCCAAGCATGCCTTCTTTAGTGTGGCCCGTGAAATTGACGTAACTGGCTCGCTCGACGTATGCCCTATATCTGAGCTTATTATCTGCGCTCCCATCATTGGCATTTGGCGGTGGCAGATAGGCTGTACCGGCAAGACCGCCAAGCATTCCTTCAGCGCCCTTGGCTCTTGATTTGATCGCGGACGATCCTTCATCGCAATCACGGACTAATTTCCATTTGTTGACGTTGTTGCTGTATTCGGCACATGGCGTATCGACTGGCATAGTTATCTCACAAATCTGATGCGTAGATCGGCCACCGGCTTCACAACGGGCATTTCGTAGGCGATGGGGTAGGTTCCCGCATCGGGAAGGTGGTCAAGATTGCTCTTTTTGTCTGGCGATCCATTGGCATCATAGGCCAGTTGCTCCATGCAACGCGCATATTCAGGACATGCCTGATCGTTGATTTTAACGCGCCCTTTTTCAAAAGCGACGTTGGTAGCGACAATCCGATCCTTGACCAGTGGATTCGATCGGTTGGCGTATATAACAAATCCCGCTGATTCTAGCAAGGAAATGTCAGATATTGAAGCATCGACCGATTTACGGCTTCGACCAGATGCGTCAGGGTAAATTCTGATGGAGTGATTAGGGTATTTTTCTTGTATCACTCTTATCATGTTTGGCGTGTCATATATGCCCTTGAACTCATCGACAGCATGCCAGACTGTTCCACGGGAAACATATACAACCGCGCTCATATTGGTCACGTTAAAGTCCATGCCTATGTTAAGCAACTCGCCATCGTTGACAGTCTCAGAGCTGCGACAAGCTATCCGATCATAAGAACTATAGACCGTCCCGCTTTGCAAGTTAACAAACTGGCCTTCAAGGTATGCTGCCAGCAGGTTCGACGGATATATGTCCGTCAGCGATTGAATATAACCTTCAGGCAAATGTGGATTGCTTTTCGTTGGCGCTTGAATGATCTGATATCCTGGCTTTGGGTCTTTCTTCCATGTCTCGTATACAAACTTAAACCCTTCTGGCGTTGTTGTTACGCCTACTGAATTGGCGCTGCCGCTGGCCTTCTTTTGTCGATTTCGAGCAACAATCTGTCGCCAAGCATAAGCCGCATCATCAGGCTTCATCGTGTCCAGTTCGTCAACGTCAGCATCTGCGTGTTCGTAACCAATAATTCTGTGAGGCGCATCCATTGATCTGAAGTATATTTTGCCCTTGCCGCCGATTTCAATGTAGTTTAATGGCGACTTGTACAACCGATAAGGAATGCCCATTTCCTCCAATGCTTGCTCAAACCTTGGGAATGCAATCATTCTAATCAGGTCATAGGTTGGAGCGTAAAAACCTCGATCACACTCAGGGTTCATCAATTTGCCGATAATACTGCGTTTGATTGCCGCTTCAGTTTTGCCTGCTCCAAAGCCTGCTACCAATGCAGGATATCGAGCTTGACTCATGATGTACTCAAATTGAGGGCTTGTAGGCGCTATGTCAGCCATTTGGGTTGATTATGTTGATGCTGATAGGCTTGTTGTCCGTTGTAATATCTTGATGATCGCGTTGACCAAGCAATTGCTTGCCCAGCCAGATTGCCATCGTTGCTGAGTTTTGTTCGTCCATGATCTGCATTTGTTTGCGTCTTACCGACAATCTGCCCAGACCTCTGCCTTGATCAATTGCTTGTTGAAAATCAATTTCATCTGCGTATCGACGTTCTATGGTCTTTTTATCGCACCCAAAAAACGCTGCAATTTCTTCCATCGTACAATTCAAACGGCACAACCGCTTCAATTCTTCAACGTCAATTTCTATTCTTGGCCTACCCACAGGGTTAGTCATTGAAATCTCTTTTATATAGCGACAAAATTATCAGTCAGTCTATCGTTCCATACTTATTTCAGCAAAACTTTTGCCTGTTTCGTGAAAAGCCTGTTTGCCAGTGAAGTCTTGCCATCTAGTAATGATTACGTCGCAGTATTTTGGATCAAGCTCCATAAGCCGAGAATAGCGATTGTTTTTTTCAGCCGCTATCATAGTGGTTCCTGACCCCCCAAAACTGTCAAGAACTAAATCGCTGCCCTTTGTGTTATTTAACAGTTGATATTCAAACAACTCAACAGGTTTCATAGTTGGATGCTCTACGTTTTTTGATGGCCGATCAAACTCAAGTATTGTTGTTTGTTTTCGATCTGCCGCCCATAAATGACCAGCTCCTTCTTTCCATCCATATAAACATGGTTCGTGTTTCCAATGATAATCTTGCCTGCCCATAACTAATGCTTGTTTTTTCCATATTAAACATTGGCGGACTTTCCATCCTGCATCCATGGCTGCGCCTCTAAAATTGTATCCTTCCGAATCGGCGTGCCAAATGTAAAAAACAGCTCCTTCTTTCATTACAAAATCTGCCGCTACATAACAATCTCTCAAGAATTGCCTGAAATCTAAATCACTCATGGAGTCATTTTGTATCTTCAAAGCGTCTTTTGTTTTGCCTTCATATGCAACATTATATGGTGGATCAGTTAACCAAAGATCGGCTTTTTGCCCATCCATCAGCTTCTCAACCGCATCAATGTTGGTGCTATCCCCGCACATCAGGCGGTGGTTGCCTAGAATCCAGACATCACCCTCGACAGTTACCGGCTCATCGGGCACTTCTGGCACAGCATCCTCATCTGTCTGACCCTCTACAACTTCTGACAAAATATCGCCAAGAAAATCGTCATCAAATCCAAGTAAACTTAAATCGTAATCTACATTCTTTAGTGTTAACAATTCTTTTGTCAGTGCGTCCAAGTCCCATCCAGCATTTAGCGCCAATTGGTTGTCCGCGATAACGTAGGCTTTTCTTTGCGCTTCTGTTAATCCTTTAAGCGTGATAGTAGGCACTAACTTAATGTCAAGCTCTTGTGCAGCCTGAAGCCTTCCATGACCAGCTATAATACCATTGTGCTCATCTATCAATATCGGATTGGTGAATCCAAACTCTCTCATGCTGCGTTTAATCTGATCTACTTGCTGCTGGCTATGAGTGCGCGAGTTATTCTCATACGGCACTAGGTCCGTGTCCAACACATATTGAATTTCTAAATCTGCCATTATTTTCCCCCAAATTTGCCCAATGCGGCTCCCACAATTTTATCCATGTGCGGTGCAGCAAAATAGAATGCCAAGATTAACATCATTGCTCCGGTCATTGAATCGGCTCGTTGCCCTATCGCCAAAGCTGATTGCGATACTTGACTTCGTAGTGATTCATCCATCCATACCACTGCGACATCAAGCCCAGTTGATAAAAGGTACATCAGCAACCAGACTATAGTGATGATCAATGCGATCAATCGTCGAGCAATGTTCTGGCCCTGACTGTTCTTGACCCAATCGACTATCATTAATCGAGCCTCAGACCGCTCTTTGGCAGCGTCACCGGCTTTTTCTTCGTCAGTGTATACCAACGCATCGAAACCTTTGGTGATACCGCCTATTGCAGCGTCCATCACCTTCTCGCTTCCAAAGAGTTGCCCAAGGATTCCCACTAAAACAATACGCCTTCTTTGATCGTGATTTCTTCGGTTATTTTATTGCTCATCATTAAATACAGGTTTTCAATCGCTTTTCGGCTGCTTGATACGCCTTGAAGCTGACCAAAAACACCCACACCAACAGCGAGGCAACCAATAACATCATGAGCAGTATTGCCTGCATGAATGAGAATATGACTCCGGTTAGGAACATTTTTAACTTCCCAAGTAGCCGGGCCAAACTTGGGCGAATTAACGCGACCAAGTTGATAAATTCCTGTCGGAATGCAACTGATGTTCTGTTGATTATCAAGCCAAGGTTTTTCGACAGTGTAGAAAACATCTCCCTCATAAATAAGC